TGGTCTTGATTTAGATTGGATAATCAACGGCGACAGCAACACATTTGATTTTGATATAAACTATGATGGTGCTACTAACTATGTAGATGTAGATGGAGATAGCAATACAATAAACTTTACAGGAAGCGGATATGCAGGTGGGTATTTCTATCTTGACCAAACAGGAAACAGTAGAACATTCAATATCATACAGTCATCAACTCTTGCTAGTGATTGGTTACAGATTAACTCTACTGGTTCTAACGGTACTGTTTGTGTCGTTCAGAACGATGGCGGAACAAGCACAAGCTGTTGATATAGGAAACATATCCGAACTAAATGGTTCAGCACAGATACTAAGAGACAAGCCTTATGAAGCAAAAGAGTCTTTTGATATACAACAAAATGATGAAGCAATTACGACTAATGGTCGTATGGCTATTACGTTCCTAGACGACTCCAAGGTAAGACTTACAGAAAACTCTCAGCTCACCATAGACGAATACATCTTTGACCCTAACCCTAGCAAATCTAAAATGGCTATTACCTTTGGTCTTGGTACAGCTAGGTTTATTACTGGCGGTCTAAACAAGATAGATAAAAACAATATAGATCTTAAAACACCCACAGCAAACATAGCAATTCGTGGTACTGATTTTACAGTCACCGTAGATGAAATCGGCAGGTCATTGCTAATACTTCTTCCAGATGAATTTGGTAATTCTAGTGGTGAGATATTAGTAACTACAGCTATGGGTACAGTTACACTTAATAAACCTTACGAAGCTACAACGGTAGATGTTTTTGAAAAATCACCTAGCTCACCTGTAATCTTAGACCTAACACTAGACCTTATAGACAATATGCTTATTGTTAATCCACCTAAAGAAGAGGTGGCTATAGAAGAAACAACACAAACCAAAAAGAAAAACATACTAGACTTTGATGGTTTGGATGAGGACTTCTTAGAAGAAGATTTTTTAGACTCAGAGAAAGAGCTAGAGTTTACAGAGCTAGATATAAACTATCTTGATGTAAACTTCTTAGAAGATTTACTAGATGTTATAGATGCACTACAAGAAATACAACAAGAGGATCAGTTAGCACAAGACGCTACATCTACTAATATTGTTGGTACTAAACTAGGTCAAGACTTAGGCACCCAAATAACATCTTTTATAACAGGAGAAGTATTAACGCTTATGCGTAGCGTGAGTGATACAGCTAGAGTAGATATAGATTCAGCTGGTAGTTATACTGTTATCTTTATACAAGATGGTGCATCCAATATTATTAAAATAAATGGCGGTACTGGCGGCACTATAAAAATCACTCAAAGTAATTAATGAAACGACTACTATTCACCATACTTATAATATTAGTGTTGCCTGTCTTATATCAGTCAACGCCAACAGAAACATTAAAACTAAAAGTATTTGACTATCTTGTACCTAAACAAAATCCTTCTGGTTATTTTACTATTCTAAACATTACCGAAGAAAATATAGATGCAGAAGGCGGTTGGCCTATACCAAGACAAAGACTAGGAGAAATACATAAACAGATTATAGATGCTGGTGCATTGGGTGTGGGTTGGGTTGTTAGTTTTCCGCATCCAGATAGATTTGGTGGTGATGAATTTTTTGCGGAGTCGTTAAGATATGGTACATCTATTTTGGCTTCATTTGAATACCCAAATCAAATATACCCAAAAACAGTTGGTACGGTCATCAAAGGACCTGATGTTGGTGGTATGCTTTCCAAGGGTGTAGTACAGAATACTCACAACCTTAGAACTAACTATATACAAGAAGGTATATCTGCTGCACCCACCGATGTTGATAATCTAGTCAGACGAATACCCTTACTACTTAAAACACCAGATGGTTATGTTTCTTCTTTTGGTACAGAGGTATTAAAAGCATTAACAGGAGCAAAAACTTACATTATAAAAACTAATGATAATGGTATACAGGAAATATCAGTCAGAGGAATACCACCGATCAAAACAGATAGTCTTGGTCGTAAATGGATTAGTTGGGTAGATACACCACAAACAGATTTACAAGAAATGAATGTTGCTGGTAAGTTTGTATTTCTTGGAATTACTGCACCAGGAATCATGCCACAAATTGCAACTCCAACTGGATTATTAGAGCCACATAAAATTCAAGCAGCATTATCTGAGTCAATTCTTATAGAAAACTCTCCAAGGATTCCAGAATGGTCATTGGCAGCGGAAATTTTGATTTTTGGAATTTTCGTGTCGTTGACGTGGCTTGTAATCAATTATCTCGGTGTGGTTAAGGGTCTAAGTATCGCTGTAATTTTGCTCTTCACCACAGGCTTCTTAGGAGCTTTTAGCGTTCAGAAGGGTTATTTGATAGATTTTTCATGGACTTTTATCTCACAAATCATAACTTCTACTGTTGCCTTCTATATTAACTACAAAAAGCAGTATAAATTGCGTCAACAAATCAAAAAACAGTTTGAACATTACTTAGATCCAAGACAAGTAAAACAATTACAAGACAATCCTAGTTTATTAAAACTTGGTGGTGAGAAAAAAGAAGCAACATTTTTATTTACAGATGTTAGAGGTTTTACATCTTTGTCAGAAAGATTAGAACCAGAAGAAGTAACTGAGATTATGAACAAGGCATTAACAATACAATCAGACGCTGTGCAAAAATATGGTGGCATGGTAGATAAGTATATTGGCGATGCAATGATGGCTATATTTAATGCACCTATAGATTTACCAAATCATAGAAGTGCAGCTGTACAAACTGCTATAGAAATAAAAGAAAACATGAAAAAAGCAAACCTAGGTATAGATATTGGTATAGGTATTAATACTGGTGAAGCTGTTATAGGCAACATGGGGAGCGATACTAGGTTTGATTATTCTGCTATTGGAGACTGCGTAAATACAGCAGCAAGATTAGAGTCTGCAACCAAAGAAGTAGGAAAAGACATATTGATTGGTTATTCTACTGCCATAGATTGTAAATTTAGGTTAAAATTATTAAAACCGATAAGTGTTAAAGGCAAAAGCCAAAAACTATCGATATATACAGTACAGGAGTAAACATTATGCCAAAAGGAAAAGGAACATACGGAAGTAAAGTAGGTAGACCACCAAAGAAGAAAACAAAGAAAAATAAAAAATGATTGACAAGCTAATAGGTCCAGTAAGTGACATAGTAAACAAAATGATTCCTGACAAGGACTTGCAGGCTAAATTAAACCATGAACTTAAAACCGAACTACATAAAGCAAATATGGCTCAAGTGGAAATTAATAAAATTGAAGCTGGCCATAAGTCTATATTTGTTAGCGGTTGGCGGCCATTTGTGGGTTGGACTTGCGGTATTGCTTTGCTTTATCACTTTTTGCTTCAGCCTATTATTATCTTCGCACTCTCAGCATTTGGAATATCTTTTGTATTACCATCCTTTGACATGGGATCGCTAATGACTGTATTGATGGGTATGTTAGGACTTGGCGGACTTAGAACATTTGAAAAAACTAAAGGAGTTGCTAGATGAGTTGGGATAACTTTAAACTAGAAGAATTTGCTTGTAAGCATTGTGGTGAAAACAAAATAGAACATGAGCTTATAGATAAACTACAAGCGCTTAGAACTGATTGTGGTTTTCCATTTAAGATAACAAGTGGTTATAGATGTGCTGAACATCCTGTAGAAATAAACAAATCAAAACCAGGCACACACGCTGTTGGTCTAGCAGCTGATATAGGTGTTAGAGGCAAGCAAGCATTAGAGATTATATCCAAAGCTAGAGACTATGGTTTTACTGGTATTGGAGTCAATCAAAAAGGTAATGCTAGGTTTATACACTTAGATATATCCAAAGATTCACAAGGTCGACCAAGACCACATATTTGGAGTTATTAGCATGGACCCGATGATGTATTGGAACATAATCATTACTATAGTTTTTGCTCCTATAGTGCATAGCATTAGAACCAACGCGACAGAATTAAAAAGAGTTGATATACTACTCAATAAGACCCGCGAGGAAGTAGCAAAAAATTATGTTACTAAAGAAGAGTTTGCAATAAGCATAGACAGGGTTATAGATCGTTTAGATAAACTAGACGCTAAAATAGACAAGTTAATAACAGGTTAATATGGCATACAAGTTTAGAGGCAGAAACCCAGAAACAGGCGAAATGGAATTATATGAAGATGCTGGTAGGTCTATACCAGTTAATTTTGGTGGTATGAATTTAACAGGCACTCCTAATTTTGACTATTTACAAAATCTAGCCAATTTAGCTCAACAACAACAAGGACCACAACTAGGTCCAGATGATTTTGGTAGCTATTCAATACCTTACTCTGACCCAACATATCGTTCTGGTTTTGACTATGCGCGTTCTATAGCTGGCGGTATGCCAATGTCACAAGTCATTGCACCAGGCGTAAGCTACTCTCCAGAACAACCAATGGGTTATACACAAGAACAATTAAATACACCTGTTGGTACAACGCCAGAACCTACGCCTACTTATCAAGAACCAGATGATCCAAGATATTTTGGTACAGGTATTGGTGGTGTAAATATTCCTGTTGATAGAAAACAAGACTTTCCTCCTTTAAGTAACCTACTAAACATAGGTAAATTATTTGATGGTGGTCTTGATAAAGATGCTATAGACAAAATAGTACAAGAGCGAATAGCTGAAAGTATGCCAACTTTTGAACAACCTGATTTATCACAGTTTGTTACTAAACAAGACATACCTTCTTTTATTCCAGACATTCCAACAGGCAGAGAATTTTCTATAGAAGATATACAACAAGGTTTAAACTTACCTGATTTTTCACAATTTGCTAGACAGGAAGATATACCAGCACCTAATGTTTTTGACGAAGAAGCATTAAGAAAAGAACTTATGGAAGATATTAGAGGCAGTATTAATATACCGCAAATGCCTGATTTATCTGGTTTAGCTAGACTAGAAGATATACCAAGTTTTGATCCTAGTGTATTGAAGCAAGATATATTAATGTCTATACCACAACAACAAATTCCAGATGTTTCTAAGTTTGTAACACAAGATGATATATCTAAAGCTATAGCTGGTATTGATATGCCAACTTATCAAGCTCCAGACTTATCTGCTTATGACACAAGACTTGCACAATTAGAAGAACAACTTGCTAGTTTTAAACAACCAACTGGCGGTAGATTTTCTGTAGACCAACAATTACCTATGGGATTATTTTAATGTCAGTATCACACGAAGAAGTAGTTAAAGCAGCACAAGCAGAACAAATATTAACCTCAGAAGTTTTTAAAGAAGCAATAGAAAACCTTAAAAACGAATACATTACTCATTGGTTAAACTCAAGAGAGATAGATGATGTTAATGCTAGAGAAGATATTCACAGATCATTATTACTATTACCAGAGGTTGAAAGACATCTGCGCATCATTGCTGAGAAAGGTAAACTCACACAAGCTAATATAAACAAAATTAGAAATATTGGTTAAACCTTCCCTTTTTACACATTATTAAGCTAAAATACTCTTAAATACATAAGGAGTATTTATTATGGCAATAACGGATAAACCGACTGCTTTACAAACTGATAAGGAAGTTACTACTTCGATGTTTGAAAGTTTCTTAACCCCTGAAGAGGATAAGGTTGAGGATGCAGTCACAGAAACAGAAGAAGTAACACAAGAAGAAGTCCTTGAAGAAGAACCTGAAGTATCTGAAGATTTTGAAGAAGATGTAGAAGATGACGAAGAGTTTGATGATGAGGACGAAGAACTGGATGAAGAACAAACCGATGTTGAAGAGGAAGCCTTGCAACCTCAGACATTTACAGTAAAAGTAGATGGTCAAGAAGTTGAGGTGACGCAAGACGAACTCATCAACGGATATTCTCGTCAGCAAGATTATACGCGTAAAACACAAGAACTCTCTCAACAGCGTAAGACTATTGAGCAGCAGCAAGCAGAGTTAGCGCAAAGAGATGCGATTTATTCGCAGTTGTTACCGAAGATGGAGGCCCAATTAAAGGGCGAACTGGCTAACGAACCAGACTGGAACACTTTGTACGAAGATGATCCTGTTGGGTATGTTCGCGAAAAACAGCTTTGGGATGAAAAGAAAGAAAAGCTTAGTGCTGTAAGTGCTGAACAACAAAGGCTTCAACAAGAAGCTTTGGTTAAACAGCAACAACAAATTCAACAATTTGTTGAATACGGCAATCAAAAGCTTCTTGAAATAATCCCTGAATGGCAAAACCAAGAGGTTGCGTTAAAAGAAAAGGCTGCTATTAGTGAATATGCTGTAAATACTTTAGGTTATACACCTGAAGAGATACAACAGGTTTATGATTATCGTGCTTTGCTTGGTTTAAGAAATGCTTGGTTAAACTCTAAAACAGTTGAAGCCACAAAGAAAAAACCAACACAAAAAGCACCAGCAAGAGTGGCTAGACCTGGAACTACTAACCGACCTAAATCGGCAGCACCTGTGAAGAAAGCAAAACAAAGGTTAGCTAAATCTGGAAAAGTCCAAGATGCGGCTAAAGTTTTTGAACAATTAATTTAATTTTAAAGGAATATAAAAATGGCTAAAGTAACTAACGCATTTGACACATATTCGGCAACAGCTGACAGAGAAGATTTAAGTAATATTATTTACAACATCTCTCCTATGCAAACACCGTTTATGTCATCAATAGGCAAAAGAAATATTAAAAATGTAGTGTTTGATTGGCAGACAGAAGTCTTACCTACTCCAAGTGCTGCTGGACAGTTAGAAGGTTTTGAATTATCAAGATCTACTGCTACAGCGACAACTAGAGTAAGTAACGTTGCGATGATTTCAAAAAGAGACGCAACTGTAACTGGCTCACAGGATGCTTCAGACCCAGCTGGTAAGAGATCAGAAATGGCTCACCAACTAGCTATTATGGCTAAAGCATTGAAAAGAGACATGGAAGAAGCTCTATGTCAAAACGGCGCTAAAACAACTGGTGACGCTACAACAGCTAGGGTAACTGGTGGTTTTGAATCATGGCTAACATCTAACGTATCCAGAGGTTCTGGTGGTTCAGGTGCTGGTGGTGGTGCTGCTCCAGTTGACGGAACAGACAGAGACTTAACAGAAGACCTTTTAAAAGGTGTTTTACAAACTATGTTTGGTAACGGAGCTGAGCCTTCAATGGCTATATGTGGTCCACACAACAAGCAAGTAATATCTACTTTCACAGGTAGAACTCAGGCTAGACAAATGATTGATGCAAATACTGTAGAAGCTTCAGTATCTGTTTACTCATCTGACTTTGGTGAACTAAAAATCGTTCCATCAAACAGATCAAGAGAAGCATCATTATTATTAGTAGATCCAGAGTTTGCTAAAGTGTCTTACCTAAGAGACTTTAAAACTGTTGATATTGCTACAATAGGCGATGCTGAAACAAAAATGATTGTTGTTGAGTACGGGTTAGAAGTATCTAACGAAGCTGCACACGGAATCGTTGCTGACTTAAACGAATCATAAGTTTAGTCAATTAGCTTAAAGGGATGTTTCGGCATCCCTTTTTTTTGTGCTAAAATCTATACATGGCAAAGACAACATTAATAGATCATAAGAAAGGTTTTAAGTCTGTATTCGCAACAGAAGATGATAAAGTTGTTTATCACACAAAACAGGATATACAGCCAACTTTAGATTATGTAAAAAATCTATCTGAATATGCACCTGGTAAAGATTTTCGCCATGTAGCAGAAATACCAATGGTGGTATATCAAAGAGCAGTCCGAGAGGGATGGTCGCAAGATTCTGCACAATGGAAGAAATGGCTAAACCATTCAGATAACAAACCATTTAGAACATGGAAAGGTAAAGTATGACATACGATGAATTAAAAACTAATATTGCAAATTTCTTAAACAGGTCAGATTTAACAGACCAGTTAGACTTTTTTATAGATGCAACAGAATCAGAATTTAACAGAAGGTTAAGAAATAAAGACATGATAAAACGTGCTACTGCTACAGCAGATGCACAATACATGAGCTTACCAACAGATTGGTTAGAAGCTATTAATGTAGAAATAACATCAAATGACTTTAGACCATTATTTCAACAGTCTTTAGAATCACTAGATGTATATAGAAAAGCTAATAACAATGTTACTGGTCAACCAATTTATTATGCGATTGTAGATAATTCATTAGAGTTAGCACCTACCCCTGATGCAAGTTATACGCTACAATTAACATACTATGGCACTATAGATGCTTTAAGCAGTTCTAATACAACGAACTTTATATCCACAGGATATCCAGATGCTTACTTATATGGTGCTTTAAAACACGCTTCTATCTATCTAATGGAAGATGAAAGAGTGCCGTTATTTACAGCACAATTTGAAAAAGCATTAGAAGAGATGAGAATGGAACAAGAGAAGGCAGAATTTGGCAAAGGATCTCTAATGCAAAGAAGAAGAACTTATGGCAAGTCTGGTAAAAACATTTATTATTGGAATAATAATTAGGAGACAATATGGCTGGATTTAGTGATTACTTAGAAGATAAAGTATTAGACCATGTATTTGGTGGTAATGCTTATACAGCACCAGGAACATTATATGTTGCTTTATATACTGTAGCACCTACAGATACAGGTGGCGGTACTGAAGTATCAGGCGGAGCTTACGCAAGACAATCAGCTGCATTTACAGTATCTGGTACAGACCCCACCACAGCAACCAATACAGCTGCAATAGAATATCCAACAGCTACAGCTGATTATGGAACTGTAGTTGCAGTTGGTATTTTAGATGCTTCTTCAAGCGGCAACTTAATGGCTTATGCAAACTTAACAACATCTAAAACTGTAAGTTCAGGCGATGTATTTAGATTTGACGCTGGCGATTTAGATATAACATTAGCTTAATACCATGGCCTCAGTAGGCTATGGTCTATATACATACGGGAAGTCCAACTATGGAACTCCTGTATATCATTTTGGCGCATCCACAATAGCACAAACATCATCTGCAACTGCAGATGGTAGATTTGTTATTACTGGTGCATCAACCATATCAGCAGTTTCTTCTGCAACAGCAACAGGTAGACAAATAGATCGCGGACAAGCGATTATTAGTGCAGTATCTAACGTTACAGCATCTGGTACTCAAATTGATAGGGGTGTTGCAACCATAGCAGGAACATCTGGATTTACAGCTGTTGGTATACAAATAGACCTAGGATCTGCAACTATATCTGCAAGTTCTAGTATGACAGCCACAGGTCATCAAATAGACCGTGGTGTGGTTATAGGTCCAGCAGTATCAGGTATGACAGCTACAGGTAGATTTACTGTAGTTGGTGAAGGAACATTTGCAGAAACTAGCGGATTTGATGCACTAGGTGGCATTGTATTAACAGGTGCATCTGTAATTGCACAAACAAGTGGATTTAATGCAGTTGGTGGTCTAAAATGGGAAGATATAATTGTTCCTGGTGAGACTTGGACCGATCAGATAGTGGCAGATGAAACATGGACCGACCAAGCAAACCTAGATACATCATGGACAACATTAGGCGAACAAGACGCAGCTTAAAGGATAAAATTTTATGGCAGATACATTTACAACGAATTTAAACTTAACTAAACCAGAAGTAGGAGCATCTACAGATACTTGGGGAACAAAGCTAAACGCTGACCTTGATACTGTTGATGGTTTATTTAGCGCTACTGGTACTTCAGTAGCTATGAACTTAGACGGAGCAGTTATAGATAGCTCTGTCATTGGTGGTACTACAGCAGCAGCTGGATCATTCACAACTTTATCAGCAAGCACATCTATAACAGGTACACTAGCTACAGCAGCTCAACCTAATATTACAAGTGTTGGTACTATTACAGGTTTTACATCAACAGGTATTGATGACAATGCAGATGCTACAGCTATAACTATTGATAGTAGTGAGAATGTTGGAATTGGAACGACTAGTCCTTCTGTTAATTTAGAAATTACAGAATCAGGTTCAGCCACAAACTCTGTAGCGGATGTTTTAAGGTTAAATCACATAACATCTGGAACTGCTGCATCAGGCTTAGGTGCAGGTGTTGTTTTTTCTTCAGAAAGACCTAGTGGTGGTATTAATTTAACAAGAGGTGCTATATATGGTATTTCTGGAAGTGACCCAGATGACGATGGTGCTTTAGCTTTTTATACTAGAACTAATACAGGTGGTAGTGGTTTTTCTGAAAAAATGCGTATTGATTCTTCAGGCTCGTTGCTAGTAAATACAACAAGTGCAGGTAGTAATAGATTAAAAGTTGTTGGCGATGCTTCAAGATATGGAATACTATCTGAAAATCTAAGCGGTTATGGTGCTTTCAGTTTAAAATCAACAACAGTTGCACAAACTTGGTCTATAGGTGCAGTAGATAATAGTTCTAATTCAGATTTATTTATTTATGGTGGTTCATCTGCTGGGACTAAGGTAACTCTTGATTCTTCAGGCAATGTTGGAATTGGAATTACTGACCCTGACCAAGCATTAGAAATTGGTGCTGGTGGTAAACTAAAATTATCAAGAGCAGATAATGCAAGGTCGTTACTACTTTTTAATGACAATGATTATGGAACAATAGAAACATCAAATGACCCTATAAAAATTGCTTCTCAATCATACACACGCTTTGATGTTAGCGGCACAGAAAGAATGCGTATTAAATCCGATGGGCAGATAACTACACAAGGAGATATTCTTCCCGGTGCTGATATCATTATGGCTAATGGCAGAGGTATAAGTTTTGCTGCATCATCTAATGCAGGTGGCATGACTTCAGAATTACTTGACGATTATGAAGAAGGTACTTGGACTCCAGTTCTATCAGGTTCAGGATATTCTTTTGGTACACATAGTGGAGTATATGTAAAAGTAGGGAGAATGGTATATGTTACTGCAATATTAAATATAACTGGAGTAGGTACAGCCAATTCAAGTATTGACTTTAGTGGATATCCTTTCACAGCATACAATGCAAATAATAATCATCAAGTCGGCACTGTTAGAGAAAGTGCAACAACAGGTAGAATCTATGTTTGTCAAATTAATGCGAATAACACTATTGGTAGTATAAATTCAATGGATGGTGTATCAAATGGAAGCAATGAAATATTTACAACAGGTAATTACTCTTTATCTATGACTTACATGACAGCATAACAATTTAACTAATATACCTAGTGGATTCTAGGTACGGACAAAAGGAGAAAATAGAATGGCAATAACAAAAGAAATAATAGAAGATAAAATAGAAGTTGTAGGAGACTACAAAACTATACAAGTAAGAACAGCTACAGTCATCAAAGAAGATGGTGTAGAGCTATCAAGGTCTTTTCATAGACATTCATTAGAATGTGTAAGCTCTGTACAAAACGATGACGATAGTTGGACTCATACAGATACAGACGTGTCTGGTGAAAGTTCTGAAGTCCAAGGTATCGCAAATGCAGTATGGACAACAGAAGTAAAAAACGCTAAGAAAACAGCTAACGAAAACGCAGGAGTTTAATAATGGCAAATACATATACATGGGATTGCAAAACAGTTGACACATATCCAACACACGACAGTCATTCAGACGTTGTTTACAACGTACATTGGCGATTAAACGCAGAGAGCGATCAACAAGACGCTGAAGGTAATAACTATTCAGCTTCTGTTTATGGTACTCATAGCGTTAATGCAGACGATATATCAAGTTTTATACCTTTTGCAGATCTTACCAATGACACAGTTACTGGTTGGGTTACAGCAGGTATGGGTGATGATGAAGTCGCTAATCTAAAAACTGGATTAGACGCACAAATCGCATTACTAATTACACCAACATCTGTTACTAAAACCATAGGTTAAACATGGCACTATTGCCTGTAACTCCGCCCGCTGGCATAGTCAAAAACGGTACTGACTATGCTAACAAAGGTCGTTGGGTTGACGGCAATCTTGTGCGTTTTGAAAACGGATTTCTTAAACCTATTGGTGGTTGGTCTAAACTAAAAACTACAGCACTTGATGGTGAACCTATAGGTATGTATGCCTATAAAGATAACTTAGGTGCATCTGTTTTAGCTGTTGGTACAAGACAAAAAGTTTATGTCTTATACGACAACACATGGACTGATATAACACCATCTGGTTTTGTAAACGATGCCTCTAATGATCCTCTTGGTTATGGTGCATACCACTATAACGTGGAAGATTATGGCGATGCTAGAAGTCAATCTGGACTACCTCTTGATACAGGTCATTTCTCCTTTGATAACTGGGGTGAGGATTTAGTCTTTTGTTTTTCTGGTGACGGTAAAATCTACAAATGGCAACCCAATTCAGGCGGTACAGCAGATACCATTGGTACAGTCGTAACAAACGCTCCTACAGGCTGTCAGGCTGTTCTAGTGACTAATGAAAGGCATTTAGTTGCTATTGGTTCTGGTGGTGACCCTAGAAAGGTAGCTTGGAGTGATAGAGAAGACAGAAACACTTGGACATCTTTAGCTACTAACACAGCAGGTGATGTGCAAATACCTACAGGTGGTCGTGCATTATTAGCAGTTAAATACCAAAACGATGTCATAATTTTTAGTGATACTGGTATAGATAGAATGAGCTATGTAGGTTCACCTTTTGTTTATGGTATAACCGCAGCAGGTGCAAACTGTAAAGCAGTTAGTAGAAGATCAGTCGTACAAACAGGAAACTTTCTAGCGTGGATGGGTGAAAACTCATTCTTTGTTTACGATGGTGTTGTGCGTGAAATACCATGCGATGTGCATGATTTTGTCTACGACCAACTAAATGTACCAGGAAGGAAAGCTTGTTGGGGTGGACACAACTCTAATTTTAACGAAATATGGTGGGGATTTCCAAGTGGTGATGGTATATATAAACCAAACAAATATGTAATATGGAATTACTTAGAAAACACCTGGTCTATAGGCTCAATGGATAGAGGATGTTGGATTGACCAAGGTGCGTTTGATTATCCTATAGCAGGTGATTCAAATGGTTTTATTTATCAACACGAATCAACCACATTATCTAATTCACCAAACTTAAATAGTGATGTGCCGTTCTGCACAAGCGGTCCAATAGAACTAGGTAATGGTGATAACTATGTGCAATGTAATCAGATTATTCCAGATGAAGAAGCAAACACATTACCAGGTGTAACCATAAGTTTTAAAGGTAAGTTTACCCCATTAGGTAGCGAAACAGACTTTGGTAGTTTTACCTTTGAAAATGATGGATATACCGATGCTAGGTTTACAGCAAGACAAGTACAGATGACTGTAACAGGTAGCACTACACAAGATTTTCAAGTTGGTAATATAAGATTAAATATTAGACCAAGAGGTAGGAGATAATGGATTTATCCTCACAAAGACAATATATACAAAGGGCAATTAATGTTAAGTATGCTTTTACAGCTACTACACAACAAACTATTTATACTGC